AATTTTAATCCTTTAATACATTCATCTAAACTATCAGGTATATCTATTGTTTTAAAAGCAATAGGTGTTGCAAATATTGGTTGTATCATTAATTCAGGCATTGATTTTCTCTAATTTTGATGGTAGTATATCTTTAAAGTCTATATTAAATGATACAATGACTTTTTTATTATCAGTTAACACAGGTGGTGCTCTATGAATAAAGAAACTAGGAAACATAACGATATCACCTTCTTCAGCATTTATTTCTGTTAATTTGTCTGTAAAGATTTGTGTTTTAGGTTCACCTGAAAATTGAACATAATAAACGCCTGTATAATTTCGGCCATGTATGTGCCAACCATGTGTTGAGTTTTTACCATATTGTTGAAACCATATCTCAAATAATTCACAATCATTGTAACCTGCCGTTTGTGTCATATTTAGTAGTTCTTCCATAATATGTGGTATGAGTTTTTTGACCCATGGTCGTTCATAATCATTTGCGTTTTGCCAATCCGTGTTTGTTATATCATCATTATAATAATCAGTATGTTGTACCAAAGGTTTTGCTACTGATGTATTCATTAATTCTAATAAATCATTTCGTATTTCTTTATGTTTTTTTATTTTACTGTAAAATATCATTTGTAAGGAAAACCTAGGTTCCACATTACTAACGAATGACGAATACCTGATGTAACTGGTGTTATTCTATGTTTTACGAAAGATGGAAATACACAAATAGATCCTTTTGGTTTTATTTCATGTACAGTAAATTTACCACTAGGTGTTTCAAATTCCAAATCACCACCTTCATAATCGCTTGGTTCTGATAACTGTATTGTACAAGATAATTTTCTTATTTTACCTTTCAGATTTACATTATCAGTTTCTATAGGTTTAGCGTCAGCGTCAGCATGCCAATGATAATATTGATTAAGTTTGTATTTTGTAAATTGTGCTGGTTCTGAAAAATCCCAATCAAAATTCCAACCTGCGTCCGCATTGGCCTGATTTATATATGGATGTATTTCACCATATACCCATGGTTCGCTCATCCAAGAAATGTAACTGTCTCTTGATTTTTTTACTCTTTGTTGTAAATCTTGATTTTTTTGCATTTCATCAGCGTCTATATGACCTACTGAACCTAATGCTTCTGGTTGAGATTTGCCAAATCTTGTGATTTGGTCACATAACCAAGGAGTGAGAGCCCCTGCGAAATAGAAATAATAGTTTTCAAGTAACATATAGGTATATATATTGCATAAATAGTATATTATGGCACAAAACAATCCAATTACCACAAGAGAAACTATGAAACAGTATTGCTTAAGAGCTTTAGGCAAACCTGTCATTGAGATTAATGTAGAAGATGACCAAGTGGAAGATAGAATAGACGAAGCGTTAATGTATTTTGCACAGTATCATTATGATGGTATTGAAAGAATGTATTTAAAACATCAAATTACAGCGGCTGATATTACTCGAGCAAGGTCAGATGAAACACTATCAACAGTTACAGATACGGCAGATAGTACGGTAACTTCTGTTTGGAAAGAAGGTAAGAATTATATACCAATGCCATCAAGTGTAATGTCTGTAGTTAGTGTATTTCCATTTACTGATAAAGCGGCGCTTAATTTATTTGATGTAAGATATCAAATGAGATTAAATGATTTGTATGATTTTTCATCTCAAAGCATTATACATTATGATATGACATTAAGACATTTAGATTTATTAGACCATATACTTGTAGGTGAAAGACCTGTAAGATATAATATGCATAAAAACAGATTGTATATTGATATGGATTGGGAAAATGATGTATCTTCAGGTGATTATATAATTATAGAATGTCATAGAAAATTAGACCCATCAACATATACAGATATCTTTAATGACCTTTATTTAAAGAAATATCTTATACAGTTAATTAAAAGGCAATGGGGCCAAAATCTTATTAAGTTTCAAGGTGTTGCTATGTTAGGTGGTGTTACTATGAATGGTGAACAATTATATACACAGGCGCAAGAAGAAATAAACAAATTAGAAGAACAAATACAATTATCATACGAATTACCACCGCAATATATGGTAGGATAAAAACATGCGAAATACTTATTTCAGTCATGGCACACGCTCTGAAAAAAATCTATATGAAGATTTGATTATAGAGCAATTAAAGATATACGGACATGAAGTTCATTATCTGCCAAGAAAAACTGTTACAGAAGATAAAATATTAGGTGAAACACCTGATTCCACATTTACAGAAAACTATGTAATAGAAATGTATGTAGAAGATGTAAATGGCTTTGCAGGACAACAAGACCTAATAGGCAAGTTTGGATTGGAAATGAGGGACGAATTGACCCTTGTTGTCAGTAGGCGTAGTTTTGAAATGCTTGTTGACCAACCATCAAATACAATTTCCATAAATCGACCTGTAGAAGGTGATGTTATATACATGCCAACTTTTAAAAAGTTTTGGCAAGTAGATTTTGTTGAAGATGAGGATCCAATGTATCAAATCAATGATTTGCCTATCTTCAAATTAAAATGTTCTGTATGGGAATATAGTAGTGAATTAGTTTCAACTGGTATTACGGAAATTGATGAGAAATTAACAAAAGTATCATTAGATTTATTATTAAATCAATTTACATTAGAGAGTGGTACAACATCTGCTGGTTCATTGTTAGCAGAGGACACAACTGGTAATGTTGAAGCATTACTAACAGAAACAGGAACAGGCGACTTCTTCCTTGTTGATGAAACAGATAGTGATAACTTAATTTTGGAAGATGACCCTAATTATGTTGACTATATAATACAAGAAGATTATTTAACTAGTAATTTAACAAGTGAGGATCCTTCTGGAACAACTGGTGCTAGAAATATAACTTTTGATGACGAAGCAGGTTTAAATGATACTGATACAACAAACGATATATTTGATTTTAGCGAAAAGAATCCATTTGGTGATCCAAGCGATATTTAAAGGAATAAATTATGTTTAAAGACGCACAATACCATGAATTGATTAGAAAAACAATTGTGGCGTTTGGCACATTGTTTAACGATATGTACATATATCGAAAATCAAGCACAGGTAAAGTAACTCAAAAGATGAAAGTACCTTTAGCGTATGGACCCAAACAAAAATTTTTAACAAGAATTGACCAGGATTCTGCTCGCACAGCATCTACTGCTGTCTCAACAGCATTAACTTTACCACGAATTGGTTTTGAATTAGTTGGTTTAACTTATGACCCAGCAAGAAAACTAAATCGTGTTCAGAAATTTAAAAAAGTAAAAGGTGCAGATAGTAAGTCATTACAAAATTCTTATATGCCTGTCCCTTACAATGTAGGTTTTACTTTATTTGCAATGGCAAAAAATAGTGAGGATGCCTTACAAATTATAGAACAAATATTACCTATGTTTCAACCAGACTATACAGTAGCATTAAATGTTATGCCAACATTAGGTATTGTCCGTGATGTTCCTATTGTATTAAATGATGTATCTTATGAAGATAGTTATGATGGTGCTTTTACAGATAGACGAGTATTAGTGTACACTTTAAACTTTACAGCAAAAATGTATTTATATGGACCTGTTACAAGTACAGGTGTTATTAAACAAGTTCAGGTTGACCAATACACAGATACAAATACAACAACAGCGAAGCGTGAGCAGAGATATGTTGTTACACCTAATCCAACTACAGCAGATGCTGACGATAATTTTGGATTTAGTGAAACTTCATCATTCTTCCAGGACGCAGATAATTATGATCCAGAATCCGGAACAGATAAAGATTCGTGATAACATTTTTGATAAGAAATGGGTTGACGATTTAGCTTTTTACTTATCAACAAATGTTTCATGGTATGCGGACAATATTGCCGGTAGACAATCTTGGCCATATGGACAAATAGGACAACATAGAATTATGGGTCGTATGCTCTATAAGTACAACAATTGGAAAGATATAGTTCTATATAAAAGAGAAAAGTTTTTAGAGTTAACTGAAGCTTTTGAACACTTAGCCCCCAATATCAAATTAAAAGAAATATTTGCCAACTTACAATTTAAAGGTATGGATGGTACATTTCATAAAGATGGTGACGATAATTATAAAGTGTTTATATTAATGCTAACATGTGTTGATATGAACAATGATTATCCTGGTGGTGAGTTTATAGTTAAAGATGGCGAAATTGTACCATTTAAACAAGGTAGAGTAATAGAGTTTAATGGTAATGTGTTGCATAAGGCAATGTCATTTAATCAACCTAATATACCTAGGTTTTCAATAAAGTTTGGTGGTTATGAAAAAAGTTGAAGATAAATTAAACGAAATATTAGATATTACTGAAACAAAAGAAATTGTTGAAAGTAAACCTGCAATACCTCGACCAGAAGAAAATGAAGATGTTACAGCAGACTACAAGTATAGTAGAGAAAATTTATATAGTCTTGTAGAACGAGGACAGGATGCTATAGATGGTATACTTACACTTGCAAAAGAAACGGATCACCCAAGAACATATGAAGTTGCAGGACAACTAATTAAGAATGTGGGTGAGGTAACAGAAAAACTTTTACAGTTACAAGAGAAGATGAAAAAACTTAATGATGAGGTGGTACAAAGACCAGGTAAAGTAACAAATGCTTTATTTGTAGGTTCAACAACTGAATTACAAAAAATGTTAAAGAAAGATAAGGAGTGATAAAAGTTGTTGATAACTTTTTGAATCAAAAAGACTTTTTACTATTAAGAGATTATTTATTTGATAATAACACACCTTGGTTTGTAAGAGATACAACAATTGATGGTGGTGATAATATTACTTGGTTTGGTCATTGTTTTTATATTGATAACAGACCAGATAATGATATGTTTGATAAACTGATACCACCTGTGTTAGATAAATTAAATGTACAATCCTTAATGAGAGTACAATGTAATTTATGTTTAAAGTCACCTGAACAAAAACAGTCTGGTTGGCATTATGATACACCATCAAAAAATTCTACCACTTCTATTTTGTATATGAATACAAATAATGGTTATACTTCCTTTAAGGATAATACAAAAGTTGATTGTGTTGAAAATAGAATGGTTATTTTTCCAAGTAGTATTGAACATTGTGGCGTTTTAAGTTCAGATAGTGAAAAAAGGATTGTAATTAATTTTAATTATTATGGCTAATATACAAACAGAACAATTATGGCATACACCTTTGTTTAAAACAAACATAGGTCCATATCAAGATATTTTACAACACATATCAACAAACCGTGATGAGTTAAGAGACCCAAATGAAAATCCTGATGGTGCTTGGACATCCAAAACTGATTTGGATTATCCTGATTTAAAAGAAACAATATTTAATATGTGTAATAATTTGTTTGGTAAGAATGTAACAAATATAATGTTAACGAATATGTGGGCAAATATTATTAAGAGAGGTGAGTATCATTTAATGCATACACATAATGAACACACAATGAGTGGTGCATATTATTTACAAGTGCCTGAAAATTCTAGTCAATTATATTTTAGAGACCCACGACCACAAGGCAATTCGTGGTCACAAAAATTTATAGACAAGGGTAATATGAGATTTTATACACCAGAAGAAGGTGATTTGTTTTTATGGCCGTCTTTTTTAGACCATGGTACAACACCACACAATAATGATGAAGAAAGAATTATGATTAGTTTTGATTTGCGTTTTGATGGACCTGGTTATAAGTACGGACATAATGGATACAATGGGTAATACTAAATAGTAAGACAGAGGAAGAATATGGAAACAAAATCTTATTTAGGTAATCCAAATTTAAAAGCGGCTAATCAAAAGGTTCGTTTTACTAAAAAACAAGTAGAGGAATTTTTAAAGTGTGAAAAGAATCCTATTTATTTTATTACCACTTATTTGAAAATAGTAACACTAGACCACGGATTACAACCATTCAAATTATATACTTTTCAAGAAGAAATGATAGATATGTTTCATAACAATCGTTTCTCTATTTGTAAGTTACCTAGACAAACAGGTAAGTCAACAATAATTATTGCTTATCTTTTACATTATGCAATATTTAATCCTAGTACAAATCTTGCTATACTTGCTAACAAAGCACAGGTTGCTAGGGATTTGTTAGGTCGTTTGCAACTTGCATATGAAAATTTACCAAAGTTTATTCAACAAGGTGTTATAAACTGGAATAAAGGTAGTTTAGAATTAGAGAATGGTAGTAAAATACTGGCGGCTGCAACATCAAGTTCTGCTGTTCGTGGTGGTACTTATAACATAATATTCTTGGATGAGTTTGCTTATGTACCTAATAATATTGCTGAACAATTTTTTAGTTCAGTTTATCCTACTATTTCTTCTGGTAAAAATTCAAAAGTAATTATTGTATCCACTCCACATGGAATGAATATGTTTTATAAGTTATGGAATGATGCTCAAGGTGGAAGAAATAGTTATAAACCTATTGAGGTTCATTGGTCAGAGGTGCCAGGTAGAGATGAAAAGTGGAGAGAAGAAACAATAAAGAATACAAGTGAAGCACAATTTAGAACGGAGTTTGATTGTGAGTTTTTAGGTAGTGTTGATACATTAATTAATCCTAGTAAGTTAAAAGTATTATCACACAATACACCAATTAAATCAAATGCAGGTTTAGATATACATGAAGATCCAAAAAAAGGTTTAAGATATGTAATTACTGTTGATGTTGCTCGTGGTACCGTCAATGATTATTCAGCGTTTGTTGTAATAGACGCTACAAGTATACCATATAAGGTGGTTGCAAAATATAGAAATAATGAAATTAAACCATTAGTGTTTCCTCAAATAATTTATAAAATTGCAACAGTATATAATCAAGCAGAGGTATTGATTGAGGTAAATGATATTGGTGGACAGGTGGCAGATACTATGCAGTTTGACCTAGAGTATGACAATCTGATTATGGTAAATCAAAGAGGTCGTTCAGGTCAGGTCGCAGGTACAGGATTTAGTGGAAGACAAAGTCAATTAGGTTTACGAACAACTAAAGCAACAAAGAAAATAGGATGTTCTAACTTAAAAGCAATGATAGAACATGATAAAATAATAGTAGAAGATTTTGAAATCATACAAGAATTATCAACCTATATACTAAAAGGTAAAGATAAATTTCAGGCAGAAGATGGTAGTAGTGATGATTTAGTAACCTGTTTAGTTATATTTGCATGGCTATCAAATCAAACTTACTTTAAAGAATTAACAGACCAAGATATAAGAGCAAGACTTGTAGATGAACAACAATCCGCAATGGACCAAGATATGGCGCCATTTGGTTTTATAGATGATGGTGTTGATCCACCAGAACCAGAAACTTTTAAAGATCCTTATGGAACAATGTGGTCGCCTGTAAAATACAAGAGAGGACTCTAAAACTTTGCTATTTATAAATAGATGTAAGAACAAATTAACAATTCTTAAATTTAAGGAGAAAACAAGATGGCTTTTTTAGTTTCACCTGGTGTTCTCGTTACGGAAAAGGATCTTACTAATGTAATTCCTGCAGTATCAACTTCAATTGGTGGTGCAGTAATAATTAGTGAGAAAGGGCCAATGGAAGAGGTTACTTTAATCTCTAGTGAGCAAGAATTTATTAGGGTGTTTGGGAAACCAGATGTTAATAATTTCGAGTACATTTTTAGTGCAACCAATTTTCTACAATACGGAAATGCCTTAAAAGTGGTAAGAGCGGCAACCGGCTGTGTCAATGCTGGTGTATCAGGTACGCCTGTGCTAATCAAAAACACTACAGACTATTTAAATAATTATGCCACTGGACAAGGAAGTGTTGGCTCTTGGGCTGCTCGTGAAGCGGGTACAACAGGCAACAACCTTCAAGTCTCTATGTGTACCAACGCAACTGCTTTTGGCGCAAGTCAAATGGGCGGAAACCTTGTCGCTGACGCTTCAGCGGCTATTGGTGATACAACTATCACAGTTGATGATGGTTCTATAATGCAAGTTGGTGATGTATTAGAGTTTGGAAGTGCTACTGTTTATACAGCTGCACCGTCTGGACATTATTATAAAATTACCGGCATATCTACACATGTATTAACCATTGCTCGTTTTGACCCAGCTTCTGGACAAACTTCAAGTGGTGGATTAAGACACGCTGTAGTAGATAATGCAAAAATAAAAAGATATTGGGAACATTATTGGCAATTCTCACAAGCACCAACAACAACGGATGATGTATCCAATGCTGGTGGTTCACTTGATGAATTGCATATTGCTATTATTGACGAAGATGGCGGTATCACAGGTACAGCTGGAACAATTTTAGAAAAATTTGAAGGACTTTCACAAGCTTCAGATGCTAAAAATGCTCAAGGCGATACTAATTATTATGCTGATGTTCTCTATCAACAAAGTAAATATATTTACTGGATGGATCACGAAACAACTTTAGCAAATGCAGGTTCAGCAAAAACTGGACAAACATTTGACCAACAAGGCACAAATGACTTTACTGTATTTAAATCTTCACTAACAGGTGGAACAAATACAGGACAAACTAGTACAACTGGTACTCCAGTAACTGCTGCTCAGTTAAGTCTTGCTTGGGATAAGTTGGGAGATTCTGAAACAGTAGATGTAGATTTACTAATTGGCGGACCTTCTCATACAGCAGCTGATGCTACTGGAGATACTATGGCAACTAAAGTAATTGATGTTGCAGAAGGCAGAAAAGATTGCGTAGCATTTATTTCACCTGCGAGAGCAGATGTTGTAGGTGTAAGTGATCCTATTGCCCAAACTGCTAATGTCAAAGCTTTTGCTGATGGTTTATCTTCATCTAGTTATGCAGTCTTTGATAGTGGTTATAAATATCAATATGACAAATACAATGCGTTATATCGTTATGTACCATTAAATGGAGATATTGCTGGATTGTGTGCAAGAACAGACAATGTGGCGGATGCATGGTATTCACCTGCAGGTTTTAATAGAGGCCAAATTAGAGGTGCTATTAAACTTGGATTTGACCCAACACAAGCGCAAAGAGATGAATTGTATAAAGCTAGAGTTAATCCAGTAGTTACATTCCCAGGACAAGGAACAATCTTGTTTGGTGATAAAACTGCTCAGGCTAAACCTAGTGCTTTTGACAGAATTAATGTTAGAAGACTGTTTATTGTATTAGAAAAAGCGATTGCTACTGCTTCTAAATTCCAACTATTTGAGTTCAATGATGAATTTACTAGAGCGAATTTTAGAAATATGGTAGAACCGTTTTTAAGAGATGTACAAGGTCGAAGAGGTATAACAGATTTTGCTGTTGTAGTTGATGAGACAAATAATACTGGAGAGGTAATTGACAGAAACGAATTTGTGGCTGATATCTATATCAAACCAAATCGTTCAATTAACTTTATAACACTTAACTTTGTCGCTACCAGAACAGGCGTTGCCTTTTCTGAAGTAGCTGGCGCATAGAAAGGAGATAGAAAATGGCAAATGTATCAGACTTTATCTCTAAACTAAAAGGTGGCGGAGCAAGACAAAATCAGTTTAAGGTAACTATGCCTTTTCCTGGTTATGCTGCTGTAGGTGGTGAAACAGAAAACATGGCGTTTTTATGTTCTGCTACTCAACTACCAAGCTCAGAGATAGGTGAATTAACAGTAAACTTCCGTGGTAGACCAATCTACATGGCAGGTGATAGAACATTCCAAACTTGGACTACAACTATCATCAATGATACCTCTTTTGATATCAGAAATGCTGTTGAAAGATGGTCAAATGGTATTAACAATCATTCAGACAATGAAGGATTATCAAACCCTACTGATTATCAAGTGGACGCTTTTGTGGATCATTTAGATAGAAATGGTAGTGCTTTGAAATCTTATACATTTAGAGGTCTTTGGCCGATGACTGTAGGAACTGTTGATATGAATATGGATCAAGTAACGGCACTTGAAACTTTCGAGGTCACTTGGAGATACCAATATTGGGAAAGTAACACTACAACTTAATCGTTGTGAAACGGGGCGTCCTCCGGGACGCCCTAAATATATAAAAAAGGAGTAACAAGTAGTGGCAGAAATTTTTGGATTTGAAATAAAACGAAAACCAACTGGGCAAAGTTCCCAGCAATTTACAGCACCTACAGCTGATGATGGTGTACAAACTGTTATGGGTGGGGGTCATTTTGGCACCTATTTAGATATTGAAGGTAAAGTAAATAACGAAGCAGATTTAATTCGCAGGTATAGAGAGGTTGCAATACAACCTGAATGTGACCAAGCGATAGAAGATATCATTAACGAAGCAATTGTAGTTGATGATAACAAAGAAACGGTAAGACTTAATATGAACAAAGTACCGTTTTCTGACAAAATTAAAAAAACCATTGATGACGAGTTTAATAATATTCTTTCTCTTATAGAGTTTGAACAAAAAGGACATGACATATTTCGTAGATGGTATGTTGATGGAAGAATAGTATATCATAAAGTAATTGACCCTAAAGATATTAAACTAGGTATTACTGAATTAAGATATATTGATCCTAGAAAAATTAAAAAGGTTAGAAAACCTAAAGAAGACCCATCTAAAAATTTTGCACCAAGGGATGCTAATAAACCTGAGGTTGTTGAGTTTGAAGAATTTTTTATCTACAATGAAAAAGGTATTGCACAAGGTGGTAGCATTGCTGCTACTCAAGGATTGCAAATATCTAAAGACGCTATTGCATTTTGCCCAAGTGGTCAAATAGACCAACAAAAAAATATGATATTGTCTCATTTACATAAGGCAATTAAACCTGTCAATCAATTACGAATGATTGAGGATAGTGTTGTAATATATCGTATTAGTAGGGCACCAGAAAGAAGAATTTTTTATATTGATGTAGGTAATTTACCTAAACTAAAAGCAGAAGCATATTTAAAGGATGTAATGAACAGGTATAGAAATAAACTTGTTTATGACGCTTCAACAGGAGAGATTAGAGACGATAGACAATATATGTCTATGTTGGAGGACTTTTGGCTACCTAGGCGTGAAGGTGGAAGAGGAACAGAAATAACAACTTTACCAGGTGGTTCAAACCTAGGTGAAATTGATGATATAAAATATTTTCAAAAGAAATTATATCAATCATTGAATGTTCCTTCATCACGCTTGGAAGCTGAGGGTAGTTTTAATATGGGTCGAGCAACTGAAATTAATAGAGACGAATTGAAATTTAGTAAGTTTGTTCAAAGATTAAGAAACAGATTTAATGCTTTATTCCATGATTTACTTAAAACACAATTAATTCTTAAAGGTATTATCACTATAGAAGATTGGGACAATACTTTAGCAAGAACAATTAGATATGATTATGTAAATGATGGTTACTATGCAGAAATTAAAGAGAGTGAAATGTTTAAGGACCGTATGTTAGTTATGGCTGATATGAAAAGCAACGAAATGGTTGGTTCATATTATTCAAAAGATTATGTAATGAAAAACATCCTTAAAATGACGGATATTCAAATAATAGAAGAACAAGAAAAAATAGAACAAGAAAAGAAAGATGCTGAGCAATCAGTTGATGGAGAAGGAGATAATGATGACGGACAATTCTAACCCTACAAGGGACATGATAGACGCTTTAGATAAAGATAATAATGTAGAAGCTGAAAAACATTTTAAATCAGCATTAAGTACCAAGGTTGGTACAGAGCTTGACGATAAAAGAAAAGATATCGCAGGTACAATAATGGCAAAAGAACCAGAGACAACAAACAATGATAACGCTGAACCAAATACGGAAATTGACACTTGAAAAAGACGAGCATAAACGCTCACCAGTCTATAAGAAATTAGCACCAAAGGCTAAAAAAGCCGTTGATGATGTAATGACTATGTTGGTAAAGACACCAACAAAGGTTTTATCTACATTTCCAAAGATAATTAAGGATATATCAAAGAAATATAGTATACAACCAAAAGAAATTGAAACCTATTTTGAAAAAGAAACAGGTCTAACCATATAAAGGAGAGTAAAAATGGCAATAGTAAACGAAAGAAATTTAGTTGATAGTCAAACAAGAACAGTAAAAATGTTTGAAATCAACAATGCAACAAATGATGCTGTGGTTTGCGTGGATGCTTCTGCATTAACAGGACATTCCTCTAACCCAACACTACACATAAGAAGTATTAAATGGAACACAACAGCTGCGACAAGTGATATAACATTATTGTTTGACGCTACATCAGATAGTCATGCTATATCATTACATGGTACTGGTGAGTATGGATTTCATGGTAAACAACCATTGATAACAAATCCAGAGGCGTCTGGTGTTTCAGGAGATATTTTAATAACTAATGCGAGTGCCGTTACAGGTACAATAATAATAGAAGTAACTAAATCTAAAGGTTATACTTATTCAGGACAAACTAGATAATGGCTGATACAGTAACCTCACAAACTATAACGGATGTATCTGGAACTAAAACGGTAATAAAATTTACCAATAAGAGTGATGGTACAGGAGAGAGCTTGGTAACAAAGGTAGACGCTAGCGAATTAAATCACGCTTCATCTACTACCAAGATTGCTAGAGTAATTTATAGTATCAATACAACGGATCCTAAAGGGTCCGTTGAGATACTATTTGATGGCACAACAAATGCAACAGCCTTGTTCCTTTCAGGTCAAGGTACAATAGATTTACAGACACCAGCAATACAGATAACAAATAATGCGACCTCAGCAACAGGTGATGTTTTGTTCTCTACTCACAATTTTGTGAACGGAGACAGTTATTTCATCATTTTAGAAGTAAGATAACATAAATATAACAAAAGGGGATAATACGCACATGAAACTTATAAGAGAAGAATTAACAGATGTTCAGTTAATTGCTGAAGCTGATAAAAATGGTGATAAAACATATTCCATTAAAGGTACTTTTATGCAGGCGAACATTAAGAACAGAAATGGTCGTGTTTACCCTATGGAAGTATTAGAAAAAGAAGTAAATAGATATAGAAAAGAATTTATTGACCGTAAGAGAGCTTTTGGTGAATTAGGACATCCAGAAGGACCAACTGTAAATTTAGAGAGAGTATCACATATGGTAACTCACCTAGAAAATGACGGTAAAGGTAATTATTATGGTGAAGCAAAGATAACTAACACGCCATTTGGTAAGATTGTTAAAGAACTTATCAATGAGGGTGCTCAGTTAGGTGTTTCTTCGAGAGGAATGGGTTCTTTGGAGAATAAAGGTGGTACTAACTATGTAAAAAGTGATTTTTATTTAGCTACAGCTGCCGACATTGTTGCAGATCCATCTGCTCCATCAGCATTTGTACAAGGTGTTATGGAAGGTAAAGAATGGGTTTGGGATAATGGTATTATCAAGGAACAAGATGTTTCTGAAATACAAAAAGAAATTATGAGTGCTAAGCGTGATGAATTAACAGAAGTACAAGTTGGTGCCTTTGATAAATTTATGCGAAAACTCACAAAATAATAAATAGTAATACGCAAAATATTTCTGAAATATTGGAGAGATAACAAATGACAGAAGACATTAAAAAAGAAGAAATCGTTTCTGAAGCTCCTAAGGGAACTGATGCTCCTAAAGCTGGTGCTGCTAAGGCAGAACCAATGAAAAAAGAGGGTGACTACGAGGATTTAGGTCCAGCTGTAGTAACTGGAAAAGAAAAAAATCCAGACTCTACTAAAAAAGTGAAAAAGGATTCATCTGCTCCTACGAAAGGTGCCGGCGCTGCTGATAAACTTGCAAAAGTTAAAGAAGATGCTGACAAAGAAGAAGAAGACGATAATAAAGAAAAGGAAGTTGACGAAGCTCAAAAGTTAGTTGACGAAACTCCAAAAACAAAATCTGGAATGATTCAAGCAATTTATGACAATATGAACAAAATGAGAAAATCTGATGTTCAATCAAAGTATTCTAAATTGATGGCTGCTATGAATGGTGATGAAGAACCAGAAGATGAAGATGAAAAAGACGCTGAACATGCTGCTGCTACTGAAAAGAAATCAGAAGCTGTTGCAAAAAGAGTTAAGGACATTGATGTAAAAGAAGATGTTAAAGCTCTAGTTTCTGGCGATGATTCTTTATCAGAAGACTTTAAAAACAAAGCAGCAACTATTTTTGAAGCTGCAGTTAAATCTAAAGTAAAATCTGAAATTGAAAGATTGGAAGATGAATACTCAAATGAAATAACTGAAGCTAAAGAAGATTTAAAGAAAGAATTAACTAATAAAGTTGATAACTATTTAAATTATGTTGTTGAAGAATGGATGAAAGAAAACGAACTTGCTATCGAAAAAGGTATCAAGGGAGAAATCGCAGAAGACTTTATTGGCGGTTTAAAACAATTATTTGAAGACCATTACATTGATGTACCAGATGAAAAGTACGATATCTTGGACGCTAAAGAAAAAGAGGTTGAAGAACTTAAATCTAAAGTCAATGAAATGACTAAAAAAGAAATTGAATCTAAAAAAGTCATTAACGAATTTACTAAAGACGAAATTTTAGAAGATATTACATCTGGTCTTGCCGACACAGAAGTAGAGAAACTAAAATCTTTAGTAGAGAATATAAGTTACGAAAGTGCTGAAGACTATAAATCTAAAGTAGAAGTTATTAAGGACTCATACTTTGGTGATGGTACAAAAACACCTAGTGGATCAACTGAAAATGTTGATACAATAAACACCGACAATGGTAACACAGTAGCAGATATGTCAAATACAATGTCACGCTATACGGATGCAATTAGTAGGGTAAAGCGTAGAGATATCTACAATAACTAATAACAAGAAAAGGATAGAATTAAATGTATAATTCAGAAAACTTACAGGAAAAGTGGCAACCGGTTCTTGAGCATGCGGATCTACCAAAAATAGAAAACCCATACAAAAGAGCGGTAACTGCTATCATCCTAGAAAATCAAGAAAAAGCGGCTAAAGAAGACAAAGCCTTCTTGGGAGAGATTGCGAATGTAACTGGTTCAGCGGTAGCTAACTGGGACCCAATCCTAATTTCACTTGTACGAAGAGCAATGCCTAATTTAATTGCATATGATGTTTGTGGTGTTCAACCAATGACTGGTCCAACAGGACTAATCTTTGCAATGAAATCACGATATACTAGTAACTCTGGAACTGAAGCGTTATTTAACGAAGCTGATTCAGACTTTGGTGGTACAGGAACACATAGTGCTACATTAAACCCTGGTTTAATGAACGACACTACTACTTCCGTTACTGCTGGTACTGGTATTGCAACAGCAACTGCTGAAGCTTCTTCTAGTTTTGCAGAAATGGCTTTCTCAATCGAGAAATCAACCGTTACTGCTAAAACAAGACAGTTAAAAGCAGAGTACACAATGGAACTTGCACAAGATTTAAAAGCAATTCACGGCTTAGATGCTGAAACAGAATTAGCTAACATCTTGTCTGCTGAGATCCTTGCTGAGATTAATCGTGAAGTAATTAGAACAATTTATGAAAAAGCAAAAAAAGGTGCTAATATCAATACTACTACAAGTGGAACATTTGATTTAGACACAGATTCCAACGGTCGTTGGTCAGTTGAGAAATTCAAAGGACTAATGTTCCAATTGGAAAGAGACGCTAATGTAATTGCACAAGAAACTCGTAGAGGAAAAGGTAACATTGTTATCTGCTCTAGTGATGTTGCTTCTGCTTTACAAATGGCAGGTGTATTAGATTACACTCCTGCATTAAACAACAGTCTAAATGTTGATGATACTGGTAATACTTTTGCTGGTACTATGAACGGAAGATTTAAAGTGTATATTGATCCATATGCAAGTAATAATACTGCAGCTCAATACTACACAGTTGGTTATAAAGGAACTTCACCTTATGACGCTGGTATGTTCTATTGCCCATATGTTCCACTACAAATGGTGAGAGCAGTTGGTGAAAATAGCTTCCAACCTAAAATTGGTTTCAAAACTAGATATGGTCTAATTAGAAACCCATTTGCTGAAAGTGGTGCTCAAGTAACTACTACTGGTACTGACCAAGCGAATGTATATTACAGAATGGTTAAGGTTACAAACCTTATGTAGGATTCATTTCCTCCATGAAATTAAGAAGGGCGCTTCACGGTGCCCTTTTTTTTTGCTTTCCCTTCCTTATAAATAGTGTATATGACAGATAGTACCCTACTCTCAAAACAACCTAGTAATTTAGATTATGCTGATCCTACAAAGTTTAAGTTTCAGATAATCAAATTACCCACGGTGGAATTTAATACAACAGCTGTAAATGTTCCTGGTATTACTTTAAGTGAAGTTATACAACCTACAAGATTACAACAATTAACCATTGCAGGTAATGATATAACCTTTGATGATTTAACAGTTACATTTCTTGTAGATGAAGAATTAACAAATTACAGAAAAGTACATGATTGGATGACAGGTTTAGGACAAGTGGATGGTGACACCGCATTTCAGGATGTATTAAGTGCAGGTAAAGATAGAATGCCTTTATCACAAAGTAGGGGTATTCAAACGGAATCAGGTAAGAAGACTTATCCTGCAACACCAGATGGTGCAATATATTCAGACGCTAAACTTATTATACTATCAAGTAGAAATGTACCTAAAGTAGAAATAAGTTTTAGAGATTGTTATCCAAAATCTTTAGGTGCGTTAGAATATAATCAAGGTGCAATAGATACAGAATACCTTTCAACACAATTAACTTTAGGTTATAAATACCATGAGTACACTACACCATTTTAATTAAAAACTTGCCTTTTTGGCAGGAATGTGATATAATATAGTTATGACTTTAGATGAACTACAGGCGCAGGCCGAAAAAGACTTGAAGATTGATGATACTGAACTTGATGTTGAATCCTTAAATACACCAATCATTCACGCCAAATACCTTAAACACTTCTCAACTTATTCTTTAATGCTTACTAAAGCACAAAGCGAATATTCTCAACTTTATAAACAGAAATGGATTTTTTATACAGGTAAGGCGGATCCAGAAGAATATAAAAAGGTTAATTTTGAATTAAAAGTATTAAGACAAGATGTTAGTACCTTTATTGAGGCAGATGTAGAAATAATAAAACAAAAACAAAAGGTATCTTATCTTAAAGTTGTATGCAGTTATTTAGAAAACACACTTAAACAAATTAACAATAGGGGTTTTCAGATTAAAAACGCAATAGATTGGAAAAGATTTACAGAAGGAGGTATGTAGTGATATTTTGTATTGGTAATGGAGAGAGTAGAAAAGATTTTGATTTAGAAAGATTAAAACCATTTGGTAAAGTATATGGTTGTAACGGACTATATAGGGATTTTACACCTGATTTGTTACTTGCAATAGACTATAATGTTTGCCATGAGATATATCGTAGTGGTTATGCTTTTGATAATGTTTGTATGTTAAAGACATGGCAGAAAAATCCACATACAATGTATGAAAAACTATTTTATCCTGAAACGGTTGCAAAATTTATTGGCCAAGATATTGATCCAAAAAAATATACAAATGAATGGTCGTGGAAAGGTGAAAAGAAAAGATTTTTTTGTTGTTGGGCAAATAATAGAGACTTAATGAAAAAGATGAGAGAAGATAGAAAAGAGTGGAATGAAGATGATATGAAACTCTATCTTAGCGAAGACCAAGAAGGTTATCTTATTACTTGGACAAAAAAGAAAGATAAGGTAATAGGTTTAGGTAAATATGCGGAAGAAAAAACAAATGCTGGTGTGTTAGTTGCTATGATAGCTGCTGATATAGATACAAAGATTTATTTAATAGGATATGATTATTATTCTAAAACTAAAACAGTTAATAACATTTATAAAGGTACAAAAGGTTATGTGGGTAAAACTGCAGCTGCAATAAAACCTGATAATTGGATAAAACACACAAAGAAATTAATAGGTAAATATGATAAGCATACTTTTATACATGTAGGTGATCCTATAGAAGAACTTGCCATGGAAAATATCTCATATAAAGAATTAAATGAACGAATTAACAGTAACAAAATTTAACGAAGCTTATATTAAATGTACTAGTGACGATTTAGGACTGTTACAGTCTCTATCAGATTTTTTTACATTTCCAGTACCTGGTGCTTCATTTATGCCAAGTGTGAGAGCGAAAAGATGGGATGGTAAGATAAGATTATTCTCTAAAGCAACAGGAAAAATCTATGCTGGTGTATTACCATATATACAAGAATTTTGCAGGAGGAACAGACATACAATCATACTAGACGAGTCCATTACCATTGGTGGGAGTGTTCCTACCAATGATTTTTCCAAGTTTATTGACAAATTATCTATACCTACTATAAAAGTAAGAGATTATCAAACAGAAGCGGTTGCACATGCAATTAACAATAAACGCTGTATATTAGTATCTCCAACTGCTTCAGGTAAGTCATTAATCATCTATTGTATTATAAGAATGATGAAAGTTTTAGATAATAGATGTTTGTTGATAGTGCCTACTACCTCACTTGTTGAGCAGATGTATAAGGATTTTAAAGACTATGGCTGGGACGCTGAAAAATATTGTCATAGAAAATATTATGGTTATGAAAATGAAACGGATAAACCAGTAGTTATATCTACATGGCAATCACTTGCAACTTTTGATAAAGAATATTTTAAAGATTTTGGTTGTGTTATAGGTGATGAAGCACATTTGTACAAATCTAAAGAATTACAGAAAATTTTAAGTGCTTTAACAAACGCTAAATATAGAATAGGTGCAACTGGTACTTTGGATGATATTAAGGTTCACAGACTTGTTTTAGAAGGTTTGTTTGGAACAGTACATCAAGTTACAACAACAAGAGATTTAATTGATAAGAAACAATTAGCAGATTTGAAAATTAAATGTATTGTTCTTAAATATCCTAAAGAGGAATGTATTCAAGTAAAGAATTTAAAGTATCAAGAAGAAATGGATTATATTGTTTCACATGAGAGAAGAAACAAGTTTATTTGTAATCTAATAAAAAAACAAACTGGTAATACTTTAGTGTTATTTCAATTTGTTGAAAAACATGGTAAAATATTACACCAAATGGTTGGTGATAGTATTAACCAAAAAACAAGAAAACTATTTTTTGTATATGGTGGCACAGAAACGAAAGATAGAGAAACAGTAAGGAGTATAACTGAAAATGAAAAAAACGCAATTATCGTGGCATCATTTGGTACTTTTAGTACCGGTATTAATATTCGTAATCTTCATAATATTGTTTTTGCTTCCCCAAGTAAATCTCGCATTAGAAATTTACAATCAATTGGTAGGGGGTTAAGACTAGGTGACAATAAGTATGTTGCTACACTTTATGATATATCAGATGATTTTTCTTATAAAACTTTTAAGAATTATACTATGAGCCACTTTATGGAAAGAATAAATACCTATAGTGAACAAGAATTTGATTATGAAATTTTTAATGTGGACCTAATATGACAGAAAAAAAAGAAGAAGTTAAAAAAGAAGGAACAACAGTAGTTACACCTACACCTAGAATGTTAAAGTTAGTAACAGGTGAACAGGTAATTTCTATTATGTATGTTACGGAAGGTAGTGATTTTATACGCCTTTCTGACCCCTATAGAATAGAATTACACAACTTTGAAACAGATCCATCTGGATATTATATGGAAGAAAGAATGTCTTTAAAGCCTTGGGTTTTTCAATCAGCTGATAAAGTGTATTCTATACATAAAAATAATATTTTAACGATATCTATGCCAAATGAACCTATAAAAACTTATTATGATAATATTAGAACAGGTAAGTTTCCTCAAAAGAAGGAATTAGAACCATTAAAACCAATGCTTAATCCAATAGATATAGATTTTGAAAACCTATTAGATAGTATGAAAGATGACGAATACTTTGATGTGATACAACATCTTAAAGGTAAGAAAACAATACACTAGGTACCTTAAGCTCTATTTGAAGGAGAGACACCGCCTATTATATACCATTTCACCACAATTGTCAAGCTTTAAAATTATTTTTTTAAACGCTTGCTTTTTTATTGGTTTTGTGATATAATAGGAATTATTATAAAATAAAGGAATTTTATTATGACCACAACAACAGTAAAACTAAAAACTCCCAAGAAGAAAGAACATTATGTGTCTAACAAGGAATTTTTAGAGGCAATGAAAGACTTTAAAAACAAATGTCTATCTGCTGAAAAAAAAGGAGAAAGGCAACCACCTATAAGTGATTACATAGGTGAATGTTTTTTAAAGATTGCTAATCACCTATCCTACAGACCTAATTTTATTAACTACACATACAAGGAGGACATGATTAGTGATGGTATAGAGAACTGTCTCCAATATGTAGCTAATTTTAATCCAGAAAAAAGTAGCAATCCCTTTGCTTACTTTACACAAATAATTTATTATGCATTTATAAGAAGAATACAAAAAGAAAAGAAACAAACAACAATCAAACAAAAACTAATATTAAAGAGTGGCCTAGATGAATTTGTTTTACAACAAGGTGATGATGGTGATTATCAAAATCAATATATTGACTTTTTAAAAAAGAATATGATTGATACAGAACCAGATAAACCAAAAGAGAAGAAAATAAGAAAAAAAGAACCTAGGAAACTTGAATACTTTATGCAATGAAGAATATAATCATTGTAGGTGGTGGTAGTGCAGGTTGGATGACTGCTGCTAGTTTAATAAAAAGATTTCCAGAAAAGAATATTACTTTAATTGAAAGTCCTAATATTGGTACAGTAGGGGTAGGTGAAAGTACATTAGGTCATATCAATAGTTGGTTAAATTTTTTAGAAATAGAAGACAAAGACTTTATGCCTCATTGTGAAGGTAGTTATAAGTTATCAATTAAATTTACAGACTTTTATAAAAAAGGCGCAGGTTCTTTTCATTACCCATTTGGTCGACCATTTTATATGGACTCTAAAGAACGAAACAAATGGTATTTCAGAAAACAATTACTAAATTTGCCTAATAGTGACTATGCAAAATGTATGTCACCACAAGTTAATATGGCAGAAGCAAATAAGATAAGTGATGTAGATAATATATTACCTAATTATAGTTTTAAAACAGATGTTGCTTATCATTTTGACGCTACAAAATTAGGTCTATGGTTAAAAGATAACTATTGTATACCACGAGGTGTTAAACATGTAGTAGAAGATGTGAAAGAAATACACACAAACGAAAATGGTGTTTATGGCATTAACAGTAAACATAAATGTGATTTTGTTGTAGATTGTACAGGTTTTAAATCAATGATACTAAATGAAGTTGGTGGTACATTTATAAATTATAATGATATCTTACCAAATGATAGTGCATGGGCAACTAAAATACCATATACAGATAAAGAGAAACAATTAGAACCATATACTAATTGCACAGCAATAGATAATGGCTGGGTGTGGAATATACCTAGTTGGGAAAGAATTGGTACTGGTTATGTTTATTCAAGTAAATATGTTGATGATGATACAGCATTAAAACAGTTTGCAGATTATCTTGGCAATCCAAAAGATGTTGAGTATAAAAATATTCGCATGAAAGTTGGTAGACAAAAAGAAATGTGGATAAAAAATGTATGTGCTATTGGATTATCTGCTGGGTTTATTGAACCATTAGAAAGTACAGGTCTTTTACAAACACACACTTTTGTAATGAAACTTATATCAAATTTGGAACGAGGTGACTTTACACAATGGGATAGAGATACACATAATTTAGAATGTAATAAAACATTTGATGAGTTTACTGCTTTTGTTACTATGCATTATTCATTATCAGTAAGAGACGATACACAATATTGGCGTGATGTAAGAGAAAGAAGTTTAATACATTTGAAAGATGTACCACCAATGATGGAAGCAAAAATGAGAGACCATTTTTTAAATCCATATGGCGGTATGCATTATATCGCAACAGGTTTAAATTGGCAACCTGTGTCATTATTAGATGTAGAACAAATGGCATATGATCCAGAAACAGAAAAGATAGATGAAGAATGGACAAAACATTTAGAAACTAATAAAAAAAAGTGGCAAGAAAAGATAAAAAAAATGCCAACACAATATCAATACTTGAAGGACAACATACATGAAAATAGCTCTAATTAATGATACCCATTTTGGTTGTAGAAATGATAATCCTAATTATCACGAATACATATATCGTTTTTGGGAAGAACAGTTTTTTCCTTATATAAAAGAACATAATATAGACACCATTATACATTTAGGTGATGTATTAGATAGGCGTAAGTATGTTAATTTTAAAACATTACAAGACTTTAATAAAAAAATTATAGAAAAGTTTGATAAATGTAATGTACATATAATTATAGGTAACCATGACACTTATTATAAGAATACAAACGAAGTAAATGCACCACAAGAATTATTAAATCAATTCAATGTATATTCTGATCCATGTAAAATAGAAATAGATGGTATGAATATGTTAATATTGCCTTGGGTAACACCTGAAAATTATGATAAAACTAAAATGATGTTAGAACAGGAAAGTGCTGATATTATTTTAGGTCATTTAGAAATAAAAGGTTTTGAGATGAATAATGGTTATGTGTCAGAATCAGGTTTAGAAAAAGAATTGTTTAATAGATATGAAACAGTAATATCAGGACACTTTCATAAAAAGAGTGACAATGGACATATCTATTACCTTGGTTCTCAATATGAAATGACTTGGTCAGATTATAATTGTCCTAAACATTTTCATATATTAGATACAGAAACAAGAAAACTAACACCAATAAGAAACCCTTTAACAATTCATCATAAAATATATTACAATGATGAAACTACAGATTATACTGAATTTGATTATAGTATTTGTAATAACAAATATATTAAACTTATTGTAGAAAAGAAAACAGATTATTTTATGTTTGATAAGTTTGTTGATAACATTTATCAAAAAGCAACACCGTATGACTTAAAGATAATAGAGGATTATAGTGATTTAGACGCTACTACTGTAGCAGATGATATAGTTGAACAAAGCGAGGATACACCTACTTTACTTGACACCTATATAGAACATACAGATACTACATTAGACAAACATAGGTTAAAAACATTAATGAAAAGTTTGTACACGGAGGCATTTGACTATGAGTAATGAATACGACCATCAATTTAAGAATATAAACTATTTCTATGGACCATACTTATATCATGGTTCTGTAGATCCAAAGTTTACACAGGCATTATTACAAGAAGGTGCGAAGTGTACAGAAGACCAAGATATGAGAGATAATCTTGCTGGTGATTTGAAACAAGAATATAAGTTTACTCCAGACCAACAAAAGTGGTTTGCTAGACATATGCGCTTAACATTTAATCATTATGTACAATCCCGTATGAATTGGCATGCCTTACCTAAAGATAAAATACCAGATTATATAATAGAGAATGTTTGGATTAATTATCAATATAAAAATGATTATCAACCAGACCATGTTCATGCAGGTGATTTTAGTTGGGTCATTTATATACAGATACCTGAAACAATAAAAAAAGAAAGAGAGAAATGGTTATCAAAAGGTGCACCTCCAGGAACTGTTACATTTGCATATGGTGAAGCAGGAGGTCCTTTAGAAAGTAGTTTTGCTTGGGCAGTACAACATCAAAATTTTACACCAGTTGTTAATGAATTTTTTATTTTCCCAGCACAGTTAAGACATTCTGTGCCACCATTTAAAGGTGAAGGTTGTAGAATATCAGTAAGTGGTAATGGTTCTTTTCAAAGAGCTGATGGTGAGAACAATAATTATGTTTTTGGTGAAGCTAGACAATAATATATGATAGTATTTGAAAAGATTAGATGGAAGAATTTCCTATCTACTGGTAACACAGGAATTGAAGTTAAATTAAACGAACATCAAGATACATTAATTGTAGGTCAAAATGGTGCAGGTAAATCAACAATACTTGACGCTTTATGTTTTGGTCTATTTAATAAACCATTTAGAGATATTAAAAAAGAACAAATGGTTAATAGTGTTAATTTAGGTGGTACAGAAATAGAAATAGAGTTTACTATATCACATAACAAGTATAGAATTAAAAGAGGCATTAAACCTAATTTATTTGAAATATACTTAAATGGTGAATTAGTAGACCAAGACGCTACAGTTGCAGACCAACAAAAACATTTAGAGAATAATGTCCTTAAATTTAATTATAGAAGTTTTACCCAAGTTGTTATATTAGGTAGTAGTGCATTTGTTCCATTTATGGAGTTGAAGGCACCACACAGGCGTGAGGTTGTAGAGGACATATTAGATATTAAGATATTTTCTGTAATGAATATGTTAGTTAAAATGCAGATAAAAGAAATACAAGACCAATTAAGAGATATTAATAGAGATATTGATATTACTAATAATAAGGTAGAGACACAAAAACAATATATTACAGAAACAGGTAAACAAACACAATCAACAATTGATGATTTTAATAAGAAGATACTAGAAAATAGTAAATCAATAGATAATTATAATGACCATTCCCATATGTTAATGTTAGAAATAGATAAAACAAAAGAAACTATTACTGATGAGAATAAGGTAAGAGACCAAGTAAAAAAATTAAACAGTTTTGAAACACAATTTGAAGGTAAGTTAAAAGAGTGTACAAAACATAAAAAGTTTTTTGATATAAATGATACTTGTCCTACATGTACACAACCCATAGATAAAAATTTTAAACAAGATAAGATAAATCAAATATATGAACAGAATAAAAAATTTAATAAAGCATTAGAAGATGTTGCTAAAGAAATTGTCAGTAAACAAAGACGATTACAAAAAATTGCTGGTATATATGAAGATATGAAGGTGATAGAAATTGATATTGCTAAATTTCAACAATCTTCTGGTGAATTAGGAAATATTAATATTAAATATCAAACACAAATTGATAACCTTATGAAGCAAAGTGAAGACACAGGTAAAGCAAAAGGCAAATTAGAAGAATTAGAAACCCAAATAAAGTCTTATGAAGGTGACCAATTAAAGAAAAAAGAAGAATTAGATTATCTAAATGCAGCTAAAGTAATGTTAGCAGATACAGGTATCAAAACAAAAGTTATTAAACAATATTTGCCTATTATGAATCAATTGATTAACAAGTATCTTGCAAGTATGGATTTCTTTGTTAACTTTAAATTAGATAATGAATTTAAAGAAATTATACGAAGTAGGTTTAGGGACGATTTTTCTTATGCTTCATTTAGTGAAGGTGAGAAGATGAGAATAAATTTGGCATTACTATTTACTTGGCGAGCTATTGCTAAAATGAAAAATAGTATTTCCACAAATCTTTTATTATTAGATGAAATATTTGATAGTAGTTTGGATGGTCAAGGTACAGATGATTTTTTAAAAATCTTAAATACATTAGAAGGAGAAAATGTGATTATAATATCACACAAAACAGATTTAATGGCAGATAAGTTTTCTAATATAATAAAATTTGAAAAATATAAAAATTTTACAAGGGTAATATAATGAAAGTTAGAGATGAAATATTAACAATATTAATGGAAGAGTGTGCTGAAACTAGTATTGAGTGTAGTAAGGTGATCCGTTTTAATATAGATAATACAGAAAGACTAGAAAAAGAATTAGGTGATGTATTAATGATGATAGAATTATTATCTGAAAATAATATAGTATCAATGCAACAAATAAGAGAAGCATCCAAACAAAAAAGAGAAAAACTTAAAACTTGGAGTAAGATACCTTTATGAAAATCACAATAGCAAGATTGCGAAGTGGTACAAATTACAAAGAACCACTCCACGATATTATGGATTCGTTTTATGAATTGTATAAACGATATATGGAAAAGAATCCACAACATACTTACGGTGTTTATAATTTTGGATGGGGTAAAAGAAATAGAAAAATATTAGATGATGTTTGGGATAGTGATGTTATTATTATACCAAGTGAGAATGAATTTCAACAACACATAAAAGGATATATTGATCCTAGACATAAGGAAAGAAGTGATGAGTTTGTTCGTAAAATAGGTAATGTATTATCAGATAAACATGTTATTATTCTCCGTAGTGATAGGGCAGATAATGAAGAATTATATCGTAACAAGACTTTTAAAGACCAACCTATAGGTAAGTTTTCTATATTAGATGAAATGGATATACCTGGTGGACTCCATGGTATGAAATATCACTTTATAAAAGATATACCAAAAACATTAGATGAATTTGCAAGTGCTCCTAAAACTTTATATGATTTTGTTTATTGGGGTTGTGATAAAAGAAAAACAGTAGAAAATGTTGATAGTGGTGACCAAAGGCACTTGGTATTCAAAAGAATACGAAAAGATAAAATACTTACATCTTTTTTTATAGGCAAGTATGCGAATATAGAAAGAGATATGAAAATTAACAGAATGGCACATATTATTCCATATATTAAAAAAGGTATGGCAACAATGTGTTTTAACTGGATGGACCAAACTGCTACAACAAGTAGATATCACGAAGCATTAGGTTGTGGTTTAATACCTTTTGTATGGCAAGATTATGATAGAAACAATACATTAGTTGCTGATAAATGGCAAAGAGTATCTTCCGTAGAAGAATTATATGAAAAATATGAGGAACTTAAAATTGCTAAAGGAGATTTATTAGGTCAAAAAAAGATGGATATTGAAGAACATTATAAGTCAGTATTAAAGACAAAAGATGAATATTTTGAGTTATTTAGCGAAAAGCTTGACAAATTGTTAAAATTATGATAAGCTAACACTTTATATTATGAGTACAGATACAGACCCTTTATTAGAGGCACAATGGGAGACATTTCAAAAAGAAAATCCTACGCCATACAAACATATAGATACGGAAGAGTTAAAATCTAAATTAATAGAAGAACTATCTTTTGCTGCTAAAATGTCTGTTGAAGAATATACACTATATCAAAAATGGTGTGAGGTTAAAAACAAATATCCTTCGCAAATTGTTAATACATTATTTGGCGAGGAATCTCAATTACAGAATTTAGAACAAGATAAACTGTTAGCACATGTAAAATCTAATATATGGTCACCTAAAGACCCTATGGATTTCATGTTATTAGAACCTGAATTAATCCATACAAAAGAAGATAAAGAATTACCAAAATTATGGAATGCAATAAGAACATTTGCTTCCACTATGAAAAACAATAATAACATAGGTAGAAATTTAAACTTTATAGTAAGAGATAAAGTAAGTAAAAAGTATTTGGGTGTTATTTGTGTATCAAGTGATTTTTTAGATTTAACACCTAGAGATAATTATATTGGTTGGGATAGAGAAAGAAAAACTAAAAAGATGATTAATCATACTGCTATTGGTAGTACGATTGTACCATTACAACCATTAGGATTTAATTATACTGGTGGCAAATTATTAGCATTATTATGTCTATCTGATAAAGTACAAGAAATATGGAAAAGAGAGTATGGCGATACTATGGTAGGTATGACAACAACAAGCTTATATAGTAGTTTCTCACAATATCAAAATCTAAAGCATTGGAAAAAAAGAGGTCATAGTGCAGGTAGTGTATCATATGAAGCAACAAAACCTACAATACAGATGTTAAGACATTGGTTGAAAGAAAATCACACAAGAAAATTTTTTGAATGGTATAGTGCATCAAAACCTACAGGACAACCTTATAAAAGAGACCACAGAAATAGAAGTCATACATTTGCTTATGGTAAATTAAAGATACCTAAAGAGATTACAAAATCAGCACATAGTAGAGGTATTTATTTTAGTACCTTATATGATAACACTTGTGAGTTTTTAAGAGAAGAAATACAAGAAGACAAATTAAAGAAAAGTTTTGATACTAGTATAGAAACATTGGTTAGTGTATGGAAAGGTAAGTATGCAGGTAAGCGTATTAATTCGCTTCTGGACCAGTCTAGGACGAACATGGAAACACTTTATTATGATGACTTGATACACTTGTCATGGGAAGATACTAAAAATAAGTATTTAAAACAAGTAGGAAGATGAGAACATCCAGCGAACACCACAAGTGTTGTAAAAATACAACAAAATTAATTTGTAACCCATTGAAAAATAAGACTTTTAATTGTACGATTTTACTTGACTTTTGGTCCAATTAGTATAGGATATAAGAATAATAAGAGATATGAAAAAAATTACAAAAGAACAAAAATCAAATTTAGCAAAACTTCTTGCTACAGAAAATCTTAACATAGAACATAGAAAAGTTAAGACCGCTTATTTTATTCCTAAAACTAGAACATTATGTCTTCCAATATGGAAAGAAATGTCTAATGATTTATATGACCTACTTTGTGGACACGAAGTTGGTCACGCTTTATATACTCCACAAGATGAAGATGAGATGAAAAGTAAAATGAAGGGTATTCCTCATTCATACTTTAATGTTGTAGAAGATATCCGTATTGATAAAAAAATGAAATTAAAATATCCTGGTTTGAGAAAATCATATTTTAATGGTTATAGAGAATTAGTTGCAAAAGACTTTTTTGGTACTAAATCAAATGAAATTAATAAAATGAGATTTATTGACAGATTAAATATGTTTACAAAATCTGGTAATATGGAAGATATAGAATTTAATGATATAGAAAATATATTGATAGACAAATCAAATAATTTAAATACTTTTGATGATGTGATTAAACTTGCAAGAGAAATTTTCCAATATTCAAAAGAAAAAGAAGAATATGATCCTGAACAAGATGGTTTAAATAATAAATTTGTTCCAGATCCAGATGGTGATTTTACTGATACAGAAGAAATGCCAACTAATGATGAACAAATGGATGGAGAAGAAGCAGAAGAAGGTTCTGGTAACCATTCAGATGAAGAAGAAGAAACAGAAGAAGAAGAAGCAAAAGGATCACAAGAACAACAAGAACAAGAAGATAAAGAAAATAAAGAAGAAGATAAAAAAGAAAAAGAAGAAAAAGCAGGTGGTACTCAAGGTGCAGGACATGATCCAGATGTTGACGCTGGTATTACTCAAGGTGATAATGAAGCACTTACTGATGCTAATTATAAAGAAGAAATAAAAAAGATGGCAGATAATGATAAAGAAACTAGAGATAATCATTATGTTACTTTACCAAAAATAAAAAAAGAAGCTGTAATTCCTTGGAAACAAGTTTTAAAATTATTTAAAGATAAAAATGATAGACAACTAATAAAAGATACTTATTTACAAAAAAAATTAATTCTTTCTACTAGAGAATTTAAAAAATTTAAACAAGATAATATGAAAACAGTTTCCTATATGGTTAAAGAATTTGAAATGAAAAAAGCTGCAAATAATTATAAAAGAACTCAAACATCAAAATCAGGTTCTTTAAATATGAGTAAATTACATTCATATAAATTTAATGAAGATGTATTTAAGAAAATTGAAACTGATCCAAGCGCTAAAAATCACGGTATGAATATTTTTGTTGATTGGTCAGGTAGTATGTCAAATAATATGTATGATACAATTGCTCAAACTTTAAATCTTATTTGGTTTTGTAAAGCAATTCAAATTCCTTTTGAAGTTTATGCCTTTACAGATGTTAACAGACAATCTTTTTATCCTACTTATGATAAAGATGGTGATTTAAATAATTGTATAGAAGGTAGAGGTAGATATAGTAATCCTCCATTTATATTTGATAAAGAAAACCAATTGATGTTAGAAAATGTATCTTTGATAAATTTTGTTTCTTCTGAAATGAAAGCAGTTGATTTTCAAACTGCTATGATTAATTTTTATAGAGTTGCTTGTAATTTTAATGATTTTTATGATAACACTAGAAGTTGGCAAGAAAAAAGAGATAATAGAATTAATATGCCTTCTATGATGAGATTAGGTGGTACTCCACTTGATCCTTGTATTGCAATTGCAACACAATTAGTAAGTCAATTTCAGAAAAAATATAAAATTCAAAAAATGAATACAATTTTCCTTACAGATGGTTGTGGTCATACAAGTAATAATTTCACACAACTTAATAAAGATTATAGTCCAAATTCAGAAGAATATAGAAGACAAGATGAGTATGTTGCTAATGTTAGAAATAATTGTGAATTAATAATAGTAGATACAGATACAAAAAAACAAATAAAATATGGAACATCTTGGGGATTTAAAGGAAATCATAAACCTATGTTTGAATTATTTAAAGCAAAAACTGGTTCTACTTTAATTGGATTTTACATTACTGCTAGAAACAGAATTGGTTATAACGATATAGCTATGTTTACAGAAGATGGTGGTTATAATATCGTTGATAAAATTAAAAAAGAAATTAGTAAGAATAAAGTTGGTTTAATAGAGAATTTTGGTTATGATGAATTATATATCATACCTAGACAAAATTTAAAAATTACTGATGGTGAATTAAATGTTAATGAAAATATGACACCAGCAGTAATGAAGCGTGAATTTCTTAAAACCTTGAAAACAAAGAAGACTTCCAGGGTTTTATTGAACAAATTTGTTGAGAAAGTAGCATAAATGAAAAAATTAAAACCTTTATATTTCAATGGGTTACAAATTAATTTCATTATTTTCTTGACATTTGATCCATTTTATGTTAGGATGGAACAATAATTAATGAATGAGGTTAATATTATGTTAAATGATAAACAAAAAAAGTTTGTTGAAACTGCTTATAAGGAATTTGGTACTGATACCATTTCTAGGAAACAAGTAGTTGAAATTGAAACTAAATACAATCTAACTGGAAATAGCTGGTTAGTAAATAATTCAGATTACAAAGTGGGTCGTGGACTTTATAAATTACCAGTTGATGGTGAAGTTAATTCTACTCCTGCTCCTGTTGTAAAACAAAATCTTCCAAAAAATCAAGTTGCTCAAGAGCATGTGACTTTACAATCAACGGCAAGTACCGCTGATAATTTAGTTCCTGTTAAGGAATCAACTTTTGTATCTTTTGGAAATTACAAAGATATTAAAAATATAATTAAATCTAAAATCTTTTATCCAACTTTTATTACTGGTTTATCTGGTAATGGTAAAACTTTAAATATTATTCAAAGTTGTGCTGAGTTGAAAAGAGAATTAGTTAGGGTTAATGTTACTGTTGAAACTGATGAAGACGATTTACTTGGTGGATTCAGATTAGTTGATGGTGCTACTGTGTGGCATGATGGACCAGTTATTGACGCTATGAAAAGAGGCGCTGTTCTTCTCCTAGATGAGATTGACCTTGCTTCTAATAAAATTATGTGTTTACAACCAATACTAGAAGGTAATGGTGTTTTTCTTAAAAAAATTGGTAAATTTGTTGAACCATCAGTTGGTTTTAATATTGTTGCTACTGCTAATACTAAAGGTAAAGGTAGTGATGACGGACGATTTATTGGGACTAACATCTTAAACGAAGCATTTTTGGAAAGATTTCCAGTAACTTTTGAACAAGAATATCCATCAATTAAAATTGAAACTAAAATTTTAAATAATGTTATGGATATGTTCTCATTAAAAGATGAGAAATTTTGTGAAAACCTAGTTAAATGGGCGGATGTTATTAGAAAAACTTTTTATGATGGAGGTGTTGATGAAATAATTGCTACAAGAAGACTTGTACATATCATTAATGCTTATGCTATCTTTAAAAATAAACTTAAAGCAGTTCAAGTATGTGTTAATCGTTTTGATGATGACACTAAAAACAGTTTCCTTGATTTATATTCAAAAGTTGACGCTGGTGTTAACATTGAAGATTTGAATCCAGGAGATACCAATGATGATGAGGTAATCATGGAGGATGAGGTTGACCAATAAATCAACCTATTTAATATGATAAAATTTATTCATAATGTAGACCTCGTAGAGAGCGGATTTAACACCGCTCTCTTTATAAATGAGGATTATTCAGGCGGGTTTAGCATAAAAGTAATGCACCTGTTTACCAAACAGGAAAACATTGGGCAGTACAATGAATCCGCTCCAATAAAATTATGACAATAACAGTAATAGTAAAAAATAATAATATAGAGAAAGCGATTAGAACGCTTAAGAAAAAAGTTTTAAAAGAAGGTCTCTTAAAAGAAATAAAACAAAGGCAATATTATGAAAAGCCTAGTTTAAAGAGACAAAGAGAACATAAGGAAAACCTGAAGCGCTGTTCTAAATTAAAAAAACAGCGTGAAAAGGATTTCTTTTAACCAGTTTCGTTGCTAACAACGGAAATACTTCCAGCTGGAAGTAATAATTGATAAACTAAAGGAGTATATCATGGGAAGAGCTAAAATAGCTAACAGCACAAAGTTTCTTAACTCAATGTTAAGAGGTGCTAGTGTGTCATGGACTGATGCACAAAACAAATTTAACTTAGCAAGACCAAGAGCGGTTGTTGATAAGTTAAGAGAAGATGGACATTGTGTTTACATCAATAAAACATCTAAAGGTACTAGTTATAGAATTGGTACTCCATCTAAAGCGATTGTGGCCGCAGGTCTTATGGCATTAGATGGTCAGGCATATGCCTAGACATAAATAGTCATGCAGGCGGTTCATAAGTCCTGCTTGAGTGTTGCCTCTCGTAAAGTGACAACACATTGGTTTTGTGTCTTGTACCTAAAACAAGGCACACCGTGTAAGCGATTATGGTTCTAGTTTACTAGAATCCCGGAAATAAATTTTGAGGGTTTAAAAAATACACAAAACCCTCACTTTAAGAGCTTGAATTTTTATAAATAGTTCTTATATACAACATAGTGATATGCTCATTAGGAGGTATCATTATTAACTCGCTTAAAAAGGAGAAATAATATGAATAGTCTATCTATTTGGAACGACCTACGACCATTTTCAGTAGGTTTTGATTCTATCTTTGACCACTTTAATAATCATTTAGAGCATACTCTAAAACAAGGTGTGTCATATCCCCCTTATAACATTGCAAAAGTTGATAATTTAAAATATCAAATTGAAATGGCGCTTGCTGGTTTCAGTAAAAAAGATATTGAAGTCACTTATGCTGATAATCAATTGACAATTAAATCAATTGAAAATAAGGAAAAGGAAGATAAAGTAACTCTACATAGAGGTATATCTAAACGACAATT